AACACAGGACATGTGCAGCTTGCTAATCAGCGCTGCTGCCGTCCCTGCTGGTCGCCCCATAGCACCGACAGGCCAGTAGTGACTGAAGCCCACGCCATTGATAAACACAGGGCGCAGAAAGCCGTGAACTTCCCAGTTGTCAGCGTAGCACAGATCATCAGTGGTCACTAGACCGTCCAGCGTAGGGTTGTTGTTGACAGCCCTATCGATACGGTTCTCATGGTTGCCCATAGTGAACACCATTGCTGGCTTGTATATCTTGTGCTTAGTCTTCTTCTGAGACTGCTGCAAGTCATACAGAGGCTTTAGCAAGATGTTCATCCCCGCCTTAGCTGCTGCGACATCATCCTTGTAACGCTTACCCTCGAAGTACTTAGACCCTTTGGTGTCGTGCGTTGACAACGATGGCATGTCAGCATGGTCGCCTAAGTGGACAACAACATCAGGGCGGTAATCGCAGATAGCTTCGCCAGCCCATGACAGGTGTTCTGTAGGTGATCCTGGTTTGCACTGTGTATCTGGGATGACCAAGATACGCAGTGGATTGCCTCCTTTAGTGACATCCTTCAGGGCCGTCCGCATAACTTTGATACCGCCTGTTTTCATCTGTTATCCTTTGTTAGTGATATTCACCGAAAGCGCCTTCGATGCGCTCCACTACTCCGACATACCCGCACGACTCTAGGAAGTGTGCGAAGTGCGTCATAACTACAGTCCAAGGTTCGCTATCAGGCCCGACATGACTATGCTCTACAAAGCTGGTGTCATCACCGGACACTGCCGATTTACTAAATACAAACATCTGTCGATCATCATTCATCAATCCACTCCTGCGGTATGAACTTGTCAGCGTACACAAAGCCGTGCTTCTCGCACCACTCAGCATAGGTAGTCAAGCTCGTCTTGCTAATCTTTGCTTTACTGTTGCTGAAGACAAATCTGATGTCAAGGTCAGGTTTCTGCTCCTTAATCATCAGATGCTTCTGTCTATCAGCCACTAGAAAGCGCCCCTTTGTCTCTACGATAATACCGTTATCAAGCAACACAAAGTCAGGTGTATACTTAGCTTTCCTTTCGGGCACTGTATACTGTATCACCAGCTTCTCATACTCGAAAGCAGCGCCAGCCTCTGTTAGCTGTGCTGCCACCTTCTCTTCTAAGCCGCTGCGGAAGCCCCACTTGAGTCCTGCTTGCTTTTTGGTATATCTAGGTCGCCTTTTGGTTGCCATAGTTCCCCTTCCGTACGCTGTAGCCAGAGCAACTGCCCCTGCTCGCGGTAGTATTCGATCCCGTGTCCTTTGTCATAGTACGCCTGAAGCGCTGCCTTATGCAGATCATCCTCAGTCTTACAGCCCAGAAGAATCTTCTCAGCTTTCTTAGGCCCGATCCCCGCCAGCCCAGGTATAGCGTCCACTCTGTCGCCTGTTAGCAACTGAGTATAGAAACTATAGATAGCCTCGAAGTCGTCTACAAAGTATTCGTGATCCTTGTTAGGGTTATAGTGCCAACCGGGTAACTGGTTAAGGTCTTTATCTACATGAACTATCCAGATGTTATTGAGCTTCTTAGTACTCTCAATAGCGACAGCATCGTCAGCCTCAATATCAGCTACTTCGATAGCGCCCATGCGGAAGAGTGTCTTCTTCAGGGCATCGTAGTGCTTAGGCTTCTCTAGGTTAGTTCGATTCGATTTGTACCCTACCGTCTTAGCGATGTCATATCTGAAGTTCCTCTTGGGCGTTAGATACGCTGTAAAGGATTCACATTCTAGGTTGATATAGACTATATCAGTGACCCACTCTGTCAATCTATTCACAGCCTGACGCTCAGTAGAGTCCTCCGCAGAGAACCCTACTGTGTACAACAGGAAATCAGCATCGATAACGACCTCTTTAGGTCGCTCTCGCACCTCTGTCATAGGACATCATCTTCTTCTTCAGCAGCATCGCCACCTGAGTATTCCACCAGCTTAGTGATCTTCAGCTTCTTCAGCGATGGGCTAACGCCTTTCTTGCCTTTGAAGCTCCACTCAAAGAAGCCGACAGTAGCGACAGCCTCAGAGCCGTTACCAACCTCTACCTCGTGCATCTCTTTGCCGGTGCTATCATAAGCCTTGATAGGGTGGCTGGATTTGCAAGTGATGAAGCGGCCTTTGCCTTCACGCTCCATGACACGCAGTCCGATACTTTCCAGGGCTTCAACAGCTTTAGGTGACAGATTGCACAGGTCAACCTGATATTTGCCACTCATATCGTTGGTACGATTGAGAAAGGCCCACATAACTTCTGCTTTCACTGGTACATTCATTTCTAGTTTCCTTCTAAAAATACCCGATGAACAACTGCATCGGAAACAGTATTATACCACGTTTTAAACCCTTTGTCAATGGGTTTCTCTCCAGTTTTTACCTATTTTGTACTCCCCATCGAGAGGACAATTTAGGTTAAGGATGCTCCCTGCTTTGCGAATACAATCCACAGCAGTTTTACCGACCTTATCACCGAACGCTTCAGGGCACTCTATCTGAAACTCATCGTGCACATTAGCTACGAACTTGTGTGGTATTTTCGCCATAGCTAACCGATCACTGAGCATCACCAAAGCCTTCTTCATCACCACTGCGCCAGCACCCTGTAGCAGGCTGTTCAGTGCAGCGTGTTGATGCCGAACCCTGATCTTGCGCCCATCTAAACCCTGAACCATGCCCTTACTTGCATCGAGCGCAACTTTATCACGCAGCGTCTGTAGAGCCGGGGTATCTTGGAGGAACTTGTTAATAAGCGTTCTACCCTCCGTAGCTCCACCCCCGACGATACTACCGATTTTCTCTGGCCCTGCGCCATAAAGGAAAGCGTATATGAACGTCTTGGCCTGATCTCTAGTTTGTAGCCCTGCTGCCCTTTGATTCTTCGTGTGTACATCCGACCCATCCTTAGACGACCCGTGAACCACTGCCTTTGCATACTCTTCATCCTCCATATAGTGAGCCAGCATCCTAAGCTCTAAGCCACTGGCATCGCAGCCGACAAGTACGTTACCCTCATCCACTGTCCAGCACTGCCGACACTCAGGCCCATACACAGACCCAGCGTTGGGTATCTGTGCCATGTTGGGGCTATGGTGCGTCATCCGACCCGTCACAGCACCGTTAGTGATAACCTTGCCGTGCACCCTGCCATCGTCCCCCAGTGCCTCTATCCAGCTTGTGATCTGAGCGATACGCTTTTGATACAGCAGATAGTCAGCAATGATCTTAGCCTCTGGTATGTCTACCTCTGCCAGTACAGCTTCATCCACTATAGGTTGCCCTGTAGGGGTGAACTTCTTAGGCTTCCATCCTAGTTCTTTGAGCTTGTCTCCGATTTGCTGTCGGGAGCCTGGGTTAAAAGTAAGCACTCCATCCTTGAGTCGTTTACCCGTTTTCTCAGATACTCTTTCCAGAATCTGCGGAGGCCATCTTCGCTGCATCGCTTCGTAGATGTCTGCCAGTTTTCCTTTGATGTCAGCAAGTAGCATTGTTGCATGTGGTACGTCCAGTTTAAAGCCGTTTCTAGTCTGCTCAGAGACGATAGCTGCTACCCTATGCTCTAGGGTGACGCTCTCTTCGCTGAACCCATCCATCTTCAGAGCTTGACGCAGATACTGGTAGAGCTTGGCTGTTACCTCAACGTCCACGATACAGTAGCGCTCCATCAGCGCCATGTCTGGGTCGTCAAACTCCATGCCTTCCGGTGTATCTGCGTTGCTCCTTCCCCTAATCTGTAGCCACTCTTGCCGGTAGTCTAGCTTATGGCTTCCTAGTGTCTTGCCCCACGCTGCTAGGCTGTGGCCTCCCTCCCTGCTCGGCTCCAGAAGCCTTGACACAACGAGCGTGTCGTAGACCTGCCTCCTCGAAATCTGCGTCTTCCATAATCTGTTCAGGACGTAAGCATCGAAACCGATGCCGTTGTGCATGACAATCAATGAAGTGTCCTTTAAATACTCCAGCAGGCTGTTTGCTTCTTTCCATACGAGCACCTCTCCAGTGTCAATATCTTTCGTTACACAGAGCCAAATGCGGTTGTGTGCTAGGTTGGTTTCAATGTCCAGAACCAGCCTTTTCATAACAACTCCTTAGTTAAATGTCAGCGCCCTCTGGCTTTAGCTTAGCCGCCTCTTCAATGCCAGCCTTGATAGCCGTCAGAATACCCAACCTAGTCAACGCTGCCAGCGCCTCCGGTGGGAAGTTGAACTGGAAATCTGCACTGCCATCAGGGTTCTCCCGCAGCAGCACCACTTCTGCCTCACCTCGAATGTCTAGCTGTTCTTCACTCATAATAAAGCCTCCTGCGCTTTGTTAAGCCTATGTTTATCTACTAACTTGTCTGCTTTCTGCAACACCCACTCAGGTTTCTGCCCGAAAGGGTTGAGTATGATGCCCGTTTTAGAGCAGACACCATAGTCCTCCAACACTCTGTGCGTCATTACCGTAGGTTCATCCAAAGCCCTACCTGGGCGAACGCATAACCTACCCAGATCATGCCGTTGGGTGTGCTTCCCTTGTACCATTGTAGAACTCCTACGATTAAATAGCCGATGCCTGTAGTGGCTACTATTAGCTTCTCTATCATACAGCACCATCCTTCTCCGTCAACCGACCAGTGATTCTATCATAAGACAGGGCACATGCTGGGCCTGTGAAGCCTGTGTGTCTGTTTTTAGCAACAGCCACCTTAGTTGTGTTCCTCTCTTCGATGTTCTCACTCATACTGTTGCGCTCCAATGTAATCACAGCATCGCTCAACTGTGCAATGGCTCCAGAGCCTCGCAACTGTGACAGCGACACAGCATGTCCATCCTCGTGCCCTACGTTGCCTGTAGGCCGCTTCAGGTGCGACACACACAGCAGCGTAATCTCTAGCTCCTGCACCAGCGTCCTCAGCTTGGTCATCAAGGAGTCAATAGCTTTGCGCTCGTCATCATTATCTCCACCTGATATGATAATGCTGATGTGATCGAGTAGAATGAGTTTACAATCACAGGCTTTAGCCAAATAACGAATCCTATTGCAGATATTGTCAATGTCGGTAGAACCAAAATGGTCAAAGAGATAAATTCGTTTAGTCCCCAGCGTTGCATCGAAAGCCTCCTTTAGTTCAGCTTCTGTCACCTCAGTGTCGGGTAAATGCAACAACTTCCTTGCATGTAGCGACATGATACTTCTAGCGGTCTTCCTTGTGTTCTCCTCTAGGAACATACCGCCAATGTTCCAATCGGTTGTATTCAGGACATGGAACAGAATCTCCCGCAGGAATTGACTCTTACCCAGCCCACTACCAGCCGTCACCGTGATAAGCTCAGAGCTTCGCAGCCCATAGAGCAGCTTGTTCAGTCCGTCCCAAGGATATAGCGCCTTAGCTGGCTCCTCTGGTTTGCTAACAGCATCCCACAGGTCAGCAGCGTTGACAATCCCATCGGGTGCCCACTCCTCAGCCCTCCACCACTCGTTAACGAAAGCCTTACCAGCGTCAGCCACTAGGTAGTCGCAGGCATCTTTGTACCCAGCCAAGTGCTTAACGATCTTAGACTTACCAGCGAACAACTCAGCCACTTGCTGTGCAGCCTTTTGCCCTGGCTCGTCAGCATCGAAGCAGATAACCACGGTATCGAAGCTATCTAGGTACTCAAACTGTGCCTTGCAGTCCTTTAAAGCCGCCTGTGCGCCGTTTCTGACAGACACCACAGGCCACTGGCTACCCGTCATCTGAAAAGCCGCCAGAGCGTCTAATTCGCCCTCCACTAGGGTGATGTACTTGCCACCCTTATGGAACAAGTGCTGTCCGAACAACTGCGCCTCGTTAAAGTCCCCAAGAATCTTGAACCCTTTAGTGGTTACTTCCCGCACCTTCATCGCCACCGTGCGCCCTGTCATGTCAGCATAGGGGTAGTAGTGCCGTGCGTCATCTTGGGTGACACCGTACTTCTCACATGTTGCCCTGCTGATACCCCGACTAGGAATCGACTTAACCTCGGCTCCATGTGCAAGGTTGTTCAATGCTGCCTTGGGCACAGGGTTAATCAATACTTGTGGTTTTTCCACTACACTATCATCCTTCCTTGATACATGGGTGTTACAGGCAAAGCAGAATGTATGCCCGTCATCGAACAGGCTATTAGCATCTGAACTGCCGCACTTCTCACATGGAACGTGCTTGACAAACGCTGACTTTCTGTTCATTCTTCAACTCCGACATGGCGTTTCAATTCAAGAGCTGCATGCTTGTAGTAATTGTGTCTGCCGTTTGTTTTTTCATCCATATCAAGTAGTTTAAGACAACACTCATCAACAATCAACTCGGCGAACTTTTGTAACTCATCATCATATCGAGAACTCCAGTCGACCACATCACCTGGATTCCAGGACTCTTTACCCCATAAAATGAATCCTGCATTTTCAGCAAGTTGTTTAATTCGTTCGTTCATTATTCAACTCCGAATGGTTCTTCAAAGGTTACTCCTTAAACATGTCTTTAATCTTACGCTGTACCATCTCCAGCGCTGCCGACTCTACGTTGATCTGGACAAG